GAGTGGTTATGCTCAAAGTTATTGTTTTACTAAAATTAATCCAGTTACTACTATAGAAGTGCCCTTTTATAATAATGGAGTTTTGGCTTTGCTTCAAAATCCTAATTTTAAGTCGATTTCAGAAATTCAACATTATTCTTTGGGTTTTTTGTCTTTTGCATTCTTCTCGTCTGCTAAAGTATCTTTTAATGTTCAACTTTATTATAGTATTGCTGATGATTTTAAGCCCTCTAATTTTATAGGTTTTGGTCCTCTTTCTAGCATTACGAATATATTGCCAAAAGAAACTTTGGATGAGAAAGAAAGTTTTGAGAGGTTGTGTGCAGAACAGGAGTTTTTCCAACAACGAGAGGTTATGGCAAGTGATTCTGAAGATTCGTATATGGAATCTCCTGCACGAAGTTATGTATCTGATTCTCATCCAAAAATAGTCTCTCAAGTCGTGTCTGGACAAAATACGTTTGTTAGAACTTGGCTTCATGGAGATGAACGTCCAATTGGTCATGATGCTGATGTTATTCATGCTGAACCCAATGGATTGTTTGATAAGATATTTTCTAAAACGGCTAAAGATGTTGTTGATGCCAAATTTGCAGAACTCAAAGAGGATCCATCTGATTTGTATAATATGATTAATGAATTTTTGAAACCTTATTTTGAAAAACTTATTGATGTGGGTTCAGATGTTAAGGGTCGAATTTCTACAATTGTGTCTAATTTGGTCCATGCTCTTATATCACGAACCTGGCCCAGTGTTTGTTTTGCAATGATAGCTATTTTGGAATGCTTGGGTTTAATAAGGACAAAATTTGTAGCTATGTTGGGAAATTTGTTTACAAAATTGTTATCATATTGCGAAAAGATTTCTTCTTTTGCATCAAAATTTTTTTCAGAAGATGTGCAGTTATCTTCAACGCCAGAATTCGACGTAGTTGAACATAACAGTAAGAAAGGAGAAGATTTTGATCATAAAGATCTTGTTAGTGGCTTTTCAACAATTTTGTCTATTGTTGTTAATAGTGCTGACCTTGTTTATCGTCGTGTATCTACTGGATCTTTTTTTTCTGAAAAACACGGCTTTATTGGATTGTTTAAAAACTTTGTTTCTACAGCAAATGGATTGTTTGTTTTCTTTAAAAATACTATAGAATGGTTTATCAAGTTATATAAAAAAGTTTTGTTTAAATTTTCAGGGAAATCACAACTTCAATATCTTTATGCTGAAGAGGCAGATATTGTTGAAATTTGGTTTATGGATTGTGCAGAACTTGTAGACCACTATACTGAGAAACAAATTATTAAAGACGCTGTTTTATCAGCAAAAGTTTATTATTGCGCTTCTATTGCAGATTGTTTGAAGCAAAAATTTGCTGATATGGAGTGGGCCGATGATCCTACTGATGAGAAGTTTAAGAAAGCGAAAATGTTGACGAGTACTATGGTGAATAGAATTATTGATTTACGTAAGAGTTTGATGAAATATTCTCAGACAGTCCCAGTTCGGTTTGAGCCTTTTGTTCTTTGTCAAAGCGGTAATCCTGGTGTGGGTAAAAGTTTTGTTACAAATTCGCTATCCAAAAAATTGCTTTCTGCAATTTCATGGTCAGGACAAGGAGAAACAATGTTTGTGAGAACTCCAGGTAATAAATACTGGAATGGTTTGGAAACTCAACCAGTTCTTGTTTATGATGATTATTTGGCTATGACAAGCGTTGAAGCAGTTGACGCTGATATTTCAGATCTTATGTTGTTGAAGAGTTCTGCAGTTTTTAATCCTCCACAAGCTGCTATTGATGATAAATATAGGCGATATAATCCTTATTGTGTTTTTCTGAATACTAATAAACCATATTTGCATGTACAAGGTGTTTCGTGTCAACAAGCTTGGCGTCGACGTAGAGATATTGTTGTTGATTTTCGTCTTAAACCTCAATATGAAGGTAAAGCTATATCAGAAATTCCTTCAGAAGTGTTGAATGAATTTGGTCATCTTGTTTTCTCTATTTATGCATCTAACTTGGTTGAAGGTCAAGGCGATACTCGGTTTAAGAAAATAAATGGTAAAGTGGATTTGTCATATGCAGAATACGAGCGATATGTTTGTGAACAATTTAAGAAATATTATGATACTGAGATGGTTAATTATCGCAAGAGATGTGATGATGAATATTTCTTTCGAACATCTAGTGATGGAACTCTTAATGATGTGATCACACAATATGCAGAATTTATAGGTAGATTGACATTGAAAAAAGAGTTGGCAACAGATAAACAAGAATTGTTTCATCGTAGGCTCAATGAACTTTTTACAGATATGAATTTTACAAGTCAAGTTTTGCCTCCTGAAGTTGAATCTACATCTTGTCGCGTTATGGAGAAAATGATCTCAAGAATTTTGTCCACATATAGACAGGAAAATGAAATATTTTCTAGTGTTTGTGGTGAAAATATTGAGGCACAAGGAGGTCGTAAAGATTTTATTGCAGCAGTTGGGCGTACGAAATGTAAACATGCTCATCTTTTTGATCATATATCTCGATATGAATATTATGGTAACATTTCTGACGTATTTAAAATGTTGCGTCAAGATGCTTTGCTATCAAGACTATGTATTGATGTTGAGGATTTTTATTTTATAAGTAGTGATTTTATGTCTTGTATGCAGAGTGATATGGAGACTAATGAGTTGGTAGCATATCATGATACACATGATTTTTGTATTGTTGGAGTTCGGCGCTGTGGTGAGGATTGTTTTTTTGAAGTTTCAGAAAATGGTCGCACAGCTGCTGAATGTTTCTGGAAAAATTATTTGAAACATAATAGGATTAATTATGCAGATTTACCTCCTACTGTTCAACAAACATATACAAGCGCTATGATATATGATAAACGCACGAAAACACAACGACTTATTGCTTCTTTTAAATCTTTATTGAGAGATATTAGTTTTGTTGCTTCTAAATTGTATTTTGGTAAATTGTTATCATGTGTTTTTAAATTTTTGAAGTACGTGTTGCAGCTTGTTGTTTTGTGTTCTGTTTCTGCGCTTGTTACGCCACCTATATTTAAAATGGTTCACGGTATAACGGATTCGTGTGGCAAAATGCCGCAAATGACGTCATATAATGATTATATTCCAAAAGGACATCTCCGTAAACCAGTTGTGGCGCGTAAAACAAATATTACGAGTCAAATGTCGGATCAAACTCAATTTAATCTTGTGGGTTTGTTAAAAAAAAATACTTTTGATTTGACAGTTCATACAGAGTCAACATCTGTTAAAATGCGTTGTGTTGGATTGCAATCGAATGTATTTATGATGTTGGATCATTATCATGACTTTATTCATAACACTTATATTACTGAGCAAACTAAACCTCGAATTACTATATCTAATTCAAAAATGAATTTGCCTATAGATTATGCTGATTTACGTTTTGTTAGATTTTCAAATAGTGCTCTTGTTTTGGCCAGACTTCCCACATATTTGGGTTATCAGTTTAAAAATTTGATGAAGCATATTGTTGATCAACGAGGGTCTGTTGTTGTCCCTGATCGAGGTAAAATTGTTGAAATAAATGATGATGATGTTTTGATACATGATGAAAGAATTAAACGATTGGATAGACTTGTTGTCGACGCAGACGTTGAACAAGCTGGTGATACATATGTTGAGACTGTGTATCGACATTCAATTAGTAGAAGAGGTTTGTGTGGAGCACTTCTTATCGCAGATACTAATACTGTTGCGCCAATTTTGGGAGTGCATATTGCAGGCGCAAAGCATAGAAGTCTAGGTTTTTGTGAAGCATTATGTCGAGAGACGTTATCTGCTGGTATTGATGAGCTGTTTAAAGATGGGTCTAATGTATTTCAATTTGCTGATGTGGATCATCTTGTTGTTGAAGGTTCACCAAAATTGACATTAGAATCTAAAGTTGAAGAATTGGGTGTTGTTTCTAAAGAACTCACTAATATGCCTCCTCAGAAAAGCAAGCTAGAGAAGTCTGAGTGTTTTGAAGCTTTCTTTTCAACAACGAGTGCTCCTCCTGTTTTGCATCCTAGGGATGAGCGATTAGCTGAAGACGCAAAATTTTCGCCTCTCAAGATGTCTTGTCTATTTCATGGGTATGTTCCCACTCCATTTGAGGCTGATTATTTTGATTTGGCTGCCGACCAATATCGCTCTCTTATTCTTAGCGTTGTACGACCTAAAAGGATGAATGTTAGAGGTGTACTTGACGTTGAGTCAGCCATAGTAGGAATTCCCGAGTACGGTTATGATTCTATGGAGATGAACACATCAGAAGGGTTTCCTTATGTCAACTTTCGTCCTAAAGGAGCTCATGATAAAAAATGGTTGGTTGATTTGAGACAGGAAGGTGGAAGAATGAAGCTTTATGGTCTTCATGATATGCTTCAAAAAGAAATGAGAGAAAAAATGAATGCTCGAGAAAATAATATTGTCCCAACTACTGTTTTTATTGACTGTTTGAAGGATATGAAGTTGCCTACCGAGAAAGTTTTTGTTCCCGGTAAAACAAGAGTGTTTAGTTTGAGTCCTGTTGACTTTACTATACAATTTAGACAATATTATTTGGATTTTATGGCTTCGTTTCAAGATGCGCGTTTTGATGCTGATCATGCAATCGGAATGGATGTAGAGTCTATCGAATGGCACAATTTGGTTTTGACTCTGCATGAAAATAGCTTGAATATCGTTGTTGGTGATTACCAAAAGTTTGGTCCAACTCTTATGAAGAAATGCGTTGATGAATGTTTTGAAATAATTGTGTCGTGGTATGAGTTATACTATGATAATGAAGATTCTGATTCAACTGTTAGACGCGTTATGGGACAAGAATTGTCTACTTCACTTCACCTTATGCTTGATAATCTTTATAGGTCTTTTTGTGGTGCACCTTCAGGTTCCCCGATAACTACAATTTTGAATTCTATGGTTAATAGTTTGTATATGCGCACTGCGTGGGTTGCAATTATGGGGAAGAAAGTTAATTTTGATGATTATGTTAAAATGATATCATATGGTGATGATCTTATTGCGTCTATTAAGGACGAAGTTGTAGGGCATTTTAATTGTATTACTCTTGCAAAATTTTTTTCAAAATATGGAATTGGTTTTACTGACGCTAGAAAATCAGTAGATTTTTCAGCTTATGTTCCCTACATGCACATTCAAGATTCTGATGTTACTTTTTTGAAAAATACTTTTGTTAAGCATCCAAATAGGCCTATTTATATTTCAAAGTTGGATGAACGATCCATTCGAGAAATAGGTAATTGGGTTATGAAAACTGCGACTCCAATAGAGGTTTCTAAAGATGCTTGCATAATGTTGGTTCGTAAACATTTTCCATATGGTAAAGATGAATATGAAAAGATGCGGAAAATGGTTATTTCTTTTTGGAACAGGAAAAATGAAAAAATAATTATTCCTTCATGGAATGAAGTTGATATGCAAATGTTTGATTGATTTATTTTGACAGTTTTCTCGTTTTCTGTCTGTATTTCCTCACTTGACACTTTGTGTCTTGTTGACAGATATTGTGAGGAA